TTACTTTCCGGTGGATTCGAGTTGCTCGCAAATTGCGATTCTATAACCGCCTCTTACTAACTCTGACACGACAGTATCAAGACCGGATTCCTTGAATCTCACTATTTCGGTAGGTTCTTTTATCTCTATTGTGTAACCGAGAATAATAGCCACCGTGTTGGCATCCTGTCCCAAACATGCATACTCCTTGCCAAGCCGGAATATGAGGATTGCATCACCATGCTTTTTCTTCATGGCCTCATACTGAGTTTTGAGTTGAGCCATTGTAGGAACAGTTTCTTTGGGTTTATCCGGCAGTTTGTTGCCTTCAAGGTCGTAGCCGAGCTTTTTAAGTTGGCCGGTAATCTTCTTGACTGCTTTTTCGTGTTTATCCTTGACATTATCCATAGCCTCTCGGTACTCGGTAGGGCACCAGAGTGCGCCGATTGTTTCAACAAAAGGCTCGGCGACACTCATTGCCTCGTTGGGTGTGATTATTTGGGAACCAGTGTCAAGAACCTTTCTAACCCATGCACGCAGAATGTATGGTGCTTTGTCAAGGTTCTTTGCGACATACTGCCGAATTTCCTCATGATTCGGGTAGTCTCCAAGACCTAATGCAACACACAGTTCCCGATTATTCTTGACCATCAGAGAATATGCAAGAATAAATTCGGCATTGTCAAGACCTTTGAGGTCTTTGAACTCACCATGCTCTGCTATGGCTTTGCAACCACCAACGGTATAGCTTGCCGAGAGAGTGTCGTTAAGGTTCCGATATTCTCGGAGCAGTTCATTTACTTTCATCGGTCGGCCACACTCATCACTATTGGTTGAATTATCACCCTTTTTGACGTAGTAGAACGATTCTGTCAATGTTGGCATGTCATAGCCTCCGAGAACCAAGACCCGATAGATTTCACCGGTGGAGAGCATACTGGGGATGCGCTCATCGTCGGCATCATACCAGCACTTGTGGTCAAAGGCTCTTGACGGATTTACGACTTCATAGCCCCTGCGCTCTATCTCGGCAATGAAAGACTGTTTCACTGCTTTTGCCGCCTCGGAACCGTATGTATCCGGCTCAGCTCCTATCACAACCTTACCGAATGTTAGGGGCGCACCCTTGAGAACAAGATCGGCGGCATAGTCATTAACGACCTTGAGCATATAAGCCAGTAGCTTTGACTGGAATTTGGTTCGGTTGGTACAACGGCCGGCATCTTGACTCTTCATTTCCCAAAACAGGCAGCCATGATTGGCAGTGTTGAGTTGGCACTCGGAGCATTTGCAGTCACAGCCACCCTCGAAATCCTCATCAGATTGATCATCGCTCTGATGCCATGGCGATTTAGAGAGAGTCATAAACAGACCGTTGACAAAACTCTCTGCAGTCGCTTTGGTCAGTCCTTGATAGTTGTTACTGTACTGCGAGTGATATTTCTTCTGTTCCTCCTCATCAAGTTTGCAGATAATCATTGCAGCAGCGATGCTCATCTTGTCCTCTTTGACTGCCACCATCAGTTCCGGGATTAGGGAATTGAGTTTGCACCGGTCCTGGACAAAGCGGATGCTCTTGCCGAACTTGAGGGCCACTTCCTCTGTGGTTTTGCCATTCTTTATGAGCTGACCGAAAGCAAAAGCCTCTTCCATCGGGTCGACATCCTGGCGTTGGAGGTTCTCGGTAATCATGGCCTCAAATGCATCTTCATCGCTCATATCCCGAATCATTGCCGGAATGGATTGGAAACGGTCAGACTTTTTGCGATGAGCAGCGGCGCGCTCAATGTTGAGTTCATCTTCTTTAGCTTTGAGGATGCAGAAAGCACGGTAGCGACGTTCACCGCATACTATTTCAAAGCCATCATCTTTAGGATTGGTACGTACAGTGATGGGCTGAATAAGACCCTGCTTGTCGATATTGTCGGCAAGTTCTTTTATTGCCTCTTCATCAAAGGTCTTTCTTGGATTCATTGGTGAAGGCTTCACCAAGTCCAATTGGATTTTTTGGAAGTCCATAATGGTTAACTTATTGGTTTGACTTGTAATTTGTTATACTGTAAAATTAGCATTTTGAGGCAAGAATTGCAAACGGATTGAGCACCATTTTTATGCCATTTTACCACGCATAGGTTGCTCCGTTGAAAGTCCAGTCAACATGCCGGTATGTGAAATAGCCACGCCGGACTGTCTCCTCAAACATCGTTAAATCTCCGGTAGGGAATACAGCCGGAGTATGACCGTTGACTGTGGTGTAACGAGGCATGCCAAAACGCTTGCGTATTAACTCTTTTGCCTCTTCATCCCTGGTATTCCAATGGATTACTATCTTTTCTCCGTTTGGTTCGGTAGGATTCATTCTCAAAAACTATCGGGGTTAACATTTCCTGAAAGCGGTCGTAGATACGTGGGCCGTACTTTTCTTTCAAGTCATCGGTCTCAAGATTGGTGGTGACAATGGTCATATGCTGTTTGGCGTATCGTTCCGAAATGATGTCGATAATTGGCGTGTGTATCATTCCATACACCAAGACCTCCCGGGGTTCCTCTCCGAGATCGTCTATTATCATCATCGGCTCATTGAACAGGCTGTTGTAGTCATCATACTGCTCTTTGAACTTCTCTCCGGCCGCACACAGCCGACAGATGTTCTTCGCCGTGATCAATCTCATTGTCTTGCGGTTTGAGTAGCCATTCTCTCGCTCTGTCAAATAACCAATGAGGGATGATATGGCTTTGGCAAGTGTAGTCTTGCCATTCCCATAAAGGCCGCAGAGCATAAGGCCGGGGGTCGCATCGGGATTTATGAGCCATCGCGCGGCAGCGAGGATATGGGCTCTGGTATCGTCATCAAGAGTAAAAGTACCGCCACGATATTCAACCTCTGCTTTCATCGCGGCATAAATACCGTTAGCAGCATCCTTCTCCGGGATTTCAAGGCTAAAACGTACCCTTAAAACCCTTTCTCGATTTAGCGCCCGAGTCAGACCCTCTACGTTCTGAAAGTTTGTCAGCTTTTCCAGCTTCATCCGTTTTTGGTTTTTCTGTTGTGGGTTTCTTCTCGTGTTCGATTATCCAAAGATTTGCCCGGCTATCCCATCGGGAAACTTTCGCACCCGAACTTGTTTTCCAGCCAAGCGATGTGAAATGGTTGAAAAAGATTTCGGTCTCACGCTCCCAATCTTCAAGACGTTCATCTGCACGTTGCGAAAGAAAATAGGCTTTGACCTCGTCGAATGTCGGGGGCGGCGGCTCCGGTGGTTTTGGCCTTGGCGTGGTCTTGCTCTTTTGGTTTTTCTTTTCTTCTTCCTCAAACAATGAATGCTCCTCACGTGCGCGCGCAATATCTCCGTCAGGAGATATATCTTTATTCTTATATCTTATTTCTTCTTTATATAAGGTGGAATCAGCTGTTGTGTTACCTTTGTGTAACCCTTGTGTTTCCATTTGTGTTACCCTTGTGTTACCCTTGTGTTTCCTGGGGGAAGCACTACGCGAAACACAAAATAACTCACGCAACAAATCATTCGTAATGTCAGCCCCTTCTATAAGATAGGTGGTTGGCGCTCTACCTTGCGCTACTACAAAATCAATAACGCCACGCTGTTTGAGCCTATTTCTGGCCTCTCCAATCGTCTTGCGAGAAACTCCGATAACTACCTCTATATTTCTCGTCTGCAATTCAAAGGGGTTAAGCCATCTTCTAATATTGCACTCATTTAACAAGAAAAAGTAAATTGCAGTGTCTATATCTGAAAACTTCTTAACTCTATAGGCTTCCCAAAAAGAATTAAGCAACTCTATGTAGGTCATTGATAGGTGGGATATAGATTTAATGCCTTGTCAATGTAAGGCTGCGGATTGGTTTGAAGATAAATGCAGACAGCTCTAACAAACTCCACTATTCCATGACACACTACATAAGTGCTGCCATGTTCCTCCACAAGCGTCTGCCATGCTTTTTGCGCCTCTGATTGAGTTCCGGCGCTACTGCCTTTTCGTTTCGGAACTTTCATCTCAATGCAGAGGCTCGACTTTCCACCTTTGGGAAACAAGAGTATGAGGTCGGCCACTCCTTTAACCTGACCCTCATAGACCATCTGGGCACCGGCACGTGCGCCTCGCCAACCTCCGTTTGGAACAGCGAAAAGGAGATTAGCCACATGAGGGAATGTCCGCCGGAACCAAGTCACGCATATATGCTGTATCTTGGATTCCGTGTAGGTCTGCTCTTGCTGCAGAATTTCATACTCAGTCATCTTTGTTAAAATTTTCCGTATGCCTGGCACACTCGTTAAGCTGTTTTACAATCTGTTTTGTCCTGGAGGCATTTCCATTTTTATCATCGAAACACCCGAAGCACTCCCAGCCCTCACCGAATAGACTTACCGTTCGGCGCAGCAACAGAATCTTTCCGTTCCTGACAAGCCATTTGAAATTCTTTGTCATAGTCGGTCAGTAAACAGATTCATCACATTGCTTACCACATCTTCATCTATCTGAGTTGTAGTTCCGGTAACCTCGTTTGCTATGTCTTTCTTGATCTGAATGACCTTATACATGTATTCATCAATGGTTTTATCACCCAAGAAATAATAGCAGTTCACCGCGTTCTTCTGTCCGTTGCGGTGGGCGCGGTCCTCGGCCTGCTCACAATCGCTGTAAGTCCATGGGAACTCGATGAAACCAACACGGCTTGCTGCTGTCAGGGTCAGGCCGGTTCCACCAGATTTGAAGTTGAGGATTATGAGTTTGCATTCAGGATCGTTTTGGAACCGGTCCACAGCGTTCTGTTTTTGTGTGGCGTTGTCAGAACCGGTCACAGTCACAGCATCCGGGAACTCGGCCTTGAGAGCCATTACAACCTCCTTTAGATAGGCGAACATGATGAGCTTCTCGCCGCCGTCGATAACATCATGTATGAAATCGGCCACAGCCTTGACCTTACCGCGGGCGGCAATCTCTTTCAGCGTCTGCATCCGTACCATCACCTCACCTCGCATAGCCCTGTTTATCCGGTCGTCGTCAGCATTTTTGTACTGACGTAGATAGTTAAGGAAATTGTTCTCCGCATCCTGATATTCCTTACGGTTAGTTATAGCACAGGTGATATACTGACGCGTCTTATCAGGTAACTGCTTGAGTACATCTTTCTTTTCCCTCCGGAAAAAGCAGCAACACCACAGGCGGTAATTAAGCTCCCTCATATTTGATGCTTTCTGGGCGCCATCGCAATATCGTGACACGAAAGCATTGTATCCGGCAAAATCTTCCAGACGGCCCAAAATTTTCAGCTGCTGAATCAAATCGGTATTGTTGTTTACCACTGGAGTACCGGTCAGTGCGAAAATCCACTTCTTGCCGCGACATATACCCTCAATAAACTTGGATTGCTGCGTTTTGGATGACCTGCATCTGTGGCTTTCATCTATAATAACTGACCGGAAAAGCTGTATCCTTTCATCAAAAACTATAGATCGCAGAGTAAATCTGGTAGTATTGCGTATTTCCTTCACAAAGAACTTTCTGAGGCTTTCAAAATTAGTGATGAAAACAGGGCATATGGCCTCGCCGTCCGGCCGTTTGAGTTCCCAAAAACGGTTCCAGCTTGAACGGTTCGAATCGTCCAATATGGTTGCCTCCAATCCTGCGAATTTCTTAAATTCCCTTTTCCAACTTACTTTCATCGATGCCGGACAGATTACCAACACCGGAAAGCATTCCCCATATTGGGCAGCCTCTTTATGTGCTTTGACAACCGTGCAGATTGCCTGCAATGTGTTATGGGTCACAATGAAAGCATCTGTCAAATAGAGGTGATCTGGTGCAGTGACATGTATGCACCGTGATTCCTCTCGTCCGATATACTCGATATTCTCGATATATCTTGAACAGTAATTACCCTGACGTGGGTTATAACGCCGTGCTTTACGCGGAGTTAAAAACGGATTGATGCAGATCTTTATATGTACCCTGAACTCAGTACCTTTGCCATTGCACGACCTATCATTGGAACATATCCTTGCCTGACCGCCGAGAGACCTGACGAGTTCAGCCATATCATCGGCCAATCCGGCACTCATAGACGAATAAGACATTTTTCCACTGATAGAAACATGCCCATCAGTATCCATCAGACCGCGGAGTAATTCTATCCGTTGCTCGACATCCCCTTGAAGATATACCTTTGGTATACGTTTCACGCTGGATTTTACATCCAGCCCTAAAGACCGGATATATTCAAGAGCACGGTTTGAATGCCTGCTGTCTGCATTAACAATTGGAAATCTCGGGCAAGTTGCGAACCGCTCCTCGTTCATCTTCAGCTGCTCCGGCAGTAGCTTATTTATTCTCCGACGGATTTCTGAATCAAAATCGGGATTGCTCAATATCACACGCCCGCTACATAGGTTGCCGTCGCCAATTAATGCGCCTACGATATAAGGATGTAAATAAACGTCAGCATGAGGATATTGCACTGGTTCACACATCGGAATCTCCCAGCGCAGCACAGGCTTTCGCCCGCTTATCATACGAGACGGGGTAGTGTTCCATGTTAATCCTATCTCAAGGATTTCTGCAGTAGTCAGGGTTTTCCATCCCTGATTCCGCTTTCTCATATTGACATCCCGCACGCACCATAGATGCTCATCACCGGCGGTGGTGCTTACACCGTCGTTAAATGTGATTCGGTATACGTCTTGGATTCCATGCTCATATATTCCGTCAACATGGTAAACTTTACCATTTTTACCGAACAATTCATCTCCTTCTTTCAAGTCACCCATTTTACGCCATCCTTCAGGCGTGGCAATTAAGGCCGAATAAGGCTGACGCTTGCCGAGCCCCGGTTGATCCCCGAAGATGCATCGTTTGCTATCAAGGGCATATCTTACCCCCTGCAGCTGGTATTCAAACGGCGGCATGAGCATGTAATGCTCTCCAACCAAACCCTTCATTTTCGGCAATTCGTACTTGTCATCGTGTGCATTGCTGCGCCTTTCGATTTTTGAGCAGAAACGTTTTTTGACTGCCCATGCCGCAAATTGCTCGACATACCATCTGGAATCATAGCCCGGCGGAAAGGCTATGCTGTCTTTTTGTATAACCCATTCCCTTTCCGTACTGTCCCATTGGCGTGTAGGAATACGTTTGACAAGGTCTATGAGTGTAGGGTTATACTCAAAAGAAAGTCGGAATGTAGCCGGTGTCTCTGTCAGATAGATGGCTTTCATCCTTTAGGCCACTTGTTCAGCGGATACTTCTTTGGACGGCGTTTTACCATCCATCGCCGGTACATCTGCTGTGCTCTCGACATTGGCAAACGGATCGTCATCGGCACCGCCGAAATCTATCCCTGTCTGCCGGACATCCCATTTGCGTTCGAGGATATATTCCTGTACCTCATAAAAGAATGCATCGATGGCAAACCTGAAATCTTCAGCACGCTTCCACGCATTCTCATCCGAATTCAGATCGGTGGGAGGTGTATTAAGATTGATGACCTTTGAGGACATCAGGTTACGGCGCCCTATCAGAACTGCAACAGGGGAGTGGTCATCACCACCCAGAGACACACCTGTTACATCCAGACGCCTTATGAGGTCAGCATTCTCTTGTGAGCCCTCATTTTCCCAATCGTAACTGTCGGCCCCTTTCTGCTCGGTCAGCTCCGCGAAATACGGAACAAGTTCGGCAAGCCTTGATTTCAAGTCCTTATGCGCAACGTTATTGCCCTTGATGGTTATCTCGTTGCCATCCGCATCAATATAGGTGGCTTCCACCGTACCGCTCTTTGTGAGCTTGGCTTTCTTAATTTTAATATCCATTTTATTGTAATCAATTAAACCAGGTTCCATATGGCACCTGGTTCCTATCTGTTTTTATATTCATCAATAAAAGACTGATAATGTCTATCGGCCGGTAATGGCAATGTTATGCCGAACTCCGTTGCGGCATCTGCCTGCACCTTGTTGAGGAAATTTGTCATCTGCAGGGTGTTTAGGTCAGTCGTACTGCCGGTTACACGATACCAGCGGTTGCCGACAGCAACATCCCTGCTCAGGTATTTTGCCTTGTAATAGTCATGAAAATCCTCCTTTGGCGTGCCCGTCGCCTCTTCCATGCACTTGTACCACATCCACATCAACGCGTTCTGCGAAATGGTACGAGGCTCTGTCTTGCGGACTATCCTGACTGTATAAACCCCGTTCCGGAGCAGGGAACATAGATACTCAAATGATTTGTCCATGCTCACCACTCCATCACGTTTGGTCAGAATCGCGTCAGCCATCAGCGGAATGGTAGACCGTCAGAGCCAAGGTTGCCACTTTGCGGCGTGCCGGGCATTGGTGCTGGAGGCTGGGCATAGCCGCACTGCTGTGGGTAGGCGGACTGGGGCGGATAACCTCCATAGGGATTTGTACCTTGCTGTGGATAGCCGGGAGCCTGCGGGTACTGTGGTTGCTGTGGATAACTGCCAGCGGTCTGTGGATATTGTCCCGTGGAGGGCGCCGTTTGCAGATCCCGATAGAGTTCGATAGTCGAGCCTTTGATGGTGTTGAACACCTTGCCTTGATACTCCCTGCCGCTGACATACGCCTCAACATTTACACGCTGACCCTGAGTGAAGGCATCAAGTTGAGCCATCTTGTCCCCCGTGAACTCTATCAGCACGACATTTTCGTAGTTCTTGCCGTCCTTTGTCCAAGAGTCATCAAGAACAAGTTCGCGTTTTAAGAACGATTGGCCGCCTGACCTTGACGGTATCTCAATCACCGGTGAGATGGAGCGAATGAGTGCGGTCGCTTTTAGTTTAATCATTATCTTTAAGTTTTATTGTTAGTGAACCTTGAGAAACGCTTTTGGAAATGTACTTTTCATACATTTCCGGATGGTCTTCTTTGAACTGTTTGGAGTTGAACCTGCTCGTGACTGAACTGGCACTAAGAGTAGCGGTAAATAAGCCAAAGTCATACTTCTTAACTTTGTGCTGATCCATTGCGGCCCGGAGCGCCGTTTTTGCTTCGGCTAATTTGGATTCTGCCTCTTTTACTGTTTTGAGAAGCCCTGCCATGTAGTCAACGACATCAGCAGGAATGATAGACTGTTCCTTTTGTGGTGTCGGAAGATTGGGATTGATTCCGAATATCGATTGGTCATGGTGGAAATATACCGGGCCATTGTCTGTGAAAATATATTTCGTGGTCAGCAGCTCCTTCACAAGTTCAGCAGGTTTGCGCTTGATTACCCAAAACGCGGCTTGGTCTTTTCTGAGCCAGTTGCATGCAAGACCCTCGACCTTGATGCCTGGATTCTCTGATTCAAACAACTCGGCATAGACAGATAGCTGCCACGACAAGTATTCCTGTAGCGCCTCTGCTCCTGAATTGAAGTAAACCGGATTGAAGTAGCCGCAGAGAGGGTAGAGGTCTATGTTGTTGCTCTTGGTATCGACAAGCCAGATGCCTCCGGTGTCCTTGGAGCGCCAAACATTATCAATCTGTGAGGCATATTGTACATTATCTGAAACCGTCAGTTCATTTGCCACAGCCTCGAACCCTTCAAGATGCCGGATGTAGTTATCAAGCTCCATACCGACGTCCCATTCCTCATCAACGTACTGCACATTGTCACGATCTCTGCAACCATACCGGGTACGGACCGTCTGCATGGTTTGTCTGATGCCGAGCCTGTCGTATGTCTGAATGGCATGGTGTATTGCGGTTCCGCGGCTGCCGGCACGTGGAATGATAAAGTCCTTGACATATTCCTCGGCTTCAGGGTACACACCCAATCCGAGGATTGAGTGTATGAGACCTGTAATCCCGAGTAATCGTTGTTCTCCAAGCTGATAGCTGTGCAGTTCCTCATTGAACACTACTGGTGATTGTTTCAGCTCAATCATTTGGACACGGATTTTTTCAGGTGCTGCATTACTGAGCATGCCTTGTTGTAAAATTCAGTACCGTTTGCACAAATGGTGGGGGCTTTCTGTGCCCATTTGGCCCATACATCCTGAAATGCCTGTTCTGTGTCCACGGCTTCAAGTTCCGTTAAGGCCTGTTGGAGCAATGTGCCGTTATCCTGTGCTCCATCTTTTGGCGTTTCTCCCTGGCCTTTCCGACGGCTCTTGATTTCAGCTTCATTGCCGCATGCGAGGTTGGCGTCATCGTCGGTATCGGCGACAAGACCAAGAATCGCGCAATAAGAGTATCTTTTAAGGTAGGTTATCGCCGAACCATACGACTGATAATACGTAGATGGTGCAGGCAGTTTCAACTCGCTCTTGAACCATTGGCCGCTCTTGTGCGACAGCAACGTTATAAGCGTGTTATCCATGATTACCTGTGTCACTGACAGGCCATTGGCTTTCAATGTCGGTGATGCTGCTTTCACGCATGCAGACAAATCCGCATAACGGAACTTATAGGTACTTCCTGCTTTGGTTTTAACGCTGACTTCCTTTTCCAGCCGGGGCTGCTCGACAGCCCCCTGAAACTCGGAAAGAGCAGCTGAAATCAGATCTATTTGCTCGCTCATAAATGAGTTGGCCATGATTTTGTTTTCTTCCATCTTGAGGTTTGATATTGGTTTGACTTGTAGTTTATTACATTTTAAATTTCGTCATTATAGGCAAGATGTGCAAGCAGATTTGCCACCCTTTTTACGCCTTAACTTTTACTGACATTTGATGCCGAAACGCGGAGCGTAGAAGTTGAAGTTCCTACGCTCGACATCGGCATCATCGGGATACCATTCGGCACGAGCGAACCACTCTTCATAGCATTGTTTACAGTACCATTGGTTGAGGACAGCAATATAGCAGCCTTTGTCATGAGGGAGATATGGGCGTCCGCACCAATCGCAAATGCAGATGTCAGAGCCGACGGCATCCATCAATTCTCCTGCGGTACATTCGATTACAAGGAACTTGCCAGCATTGATTTGTTTAGCCATTTTGTCTGAGATATTTAAGTATTATGTTTGACAATGTGATTACTTCACGGCACATATCTTCCACGAGTTTAGTTGGATTTCCACAATACGAGCAGCTCCAGCCGAGTAAAACAAGCGGATCATCGTTCAGATTCATCCTTTGTGTGTTTTGCCATCTCGTTGAAAGCATCGGAGAATTTTTCTATATCCTCTATGTGAATAAAGATGCGCTGTCTTTTTCTTTTACCGGAATTCTGACCGACCGGCACCTCAGTTATCGAAAGGTAAGGGTGGCCGTTCCTGTCCTTGTGCACGTCGAAATAATAAACTCTTGTCCCGGCACTGACCCGTACACTTTTTATCAGATTCTCCATTTTGATGATGTTTATATGGTTTTGTGATGTGCGGCCGGTACGGGATTCGAACCCGCCTCTCTGCGTAAGTGCACATCCGCAGTGTTTCAACCAAGAAAACTGACCGGCCAAAATCCGGAATATCTTCACAGACCTTCCGGAGTGTTTTGGAAAAATGCATGTCAATTAAAATACACGCGACCTTACCTAAATACTAATTAGAAACCGTTGAGGCGGCAGGCACGACCCTGCAACCGGTGGAAAGTACGGGCGTTGATACTCTTGTCAGCCTTGCGGCCACCCGTTCGTGGACGGCATTTCTCCACTGTCCGCCTCAATATCGCCGGAATTACCCGTCCGGCGGCGGGGTTGAACTGAGATGATGCTGCCATCACCCTCACGGGCTTTTGTAGGCAACCTATATCACATTTGAATATGGCATCACCCTCACGGGCTTCTTTTATCTTTTCTTCTTCCTCATGTCCCTGCAATGTTGCAACACCTGTGCCGCATTGCAATACCACTTTCCGTTCTGTGCGTTCGTGGGTTTTGTTGCCTCCACGGCACCTGAGGCAATCAGTACCTCAAGCCGTTTGGTGCCTCCGACAATCTTTGCCGAAAGGTCTTTCCCGAAACACTCGCCGGACATCACCGAGAGTATGTTCTCGATCTGCACGGCATAGGGATTCACTTCATTGTTCTTACGATTGCCCATGTGCTATGCTGTCCTGATAACTTCCACACATTTATTGTCGTAATCCATGCGGGTTTTCCACCGCATGCCATTGATTCTTTCCTGCACCAAAGTGGAGCCGGGGGTGGAACGGACTGAGTTGTTATTGTACCGGGAAAGGGGAAACTGGACAACATCACCGACCGCCATTCGGCGCATTTCTTCGGTGATTCCGAGGGTTGCGATTCTTTTTTTGATTGTTTCCATGTCTGCATAATTTAAATAAAAAGGAATGGTGGCAGGCGACGACCCTGCATTAACCGCTATCGCTTGAAAGCTACACCATTCGCGGGAAATCACTAACTTTATAGCGCCAACCAAAAATTAATGATTTATGAGCAGAATTGAAAATTACCGTGACGGCAAAGATTGCCGCCAACGCGAGATGTGGGACTATGAGGATATTGCCGAATACTGCAAGATACCTGATGAAAAAGCACAACAACTAATTGTACTAGCGAACAAATATTGTGGAAATATCGGTTACGCAGATATTCGCAAAGAAGATTTCATCGAATTCATATCTATTGTACAAGCCGAGTGCGACAGCAGACGACTCCAGGACCAAGCCAACAAGGCGACAATAGAATATGCAAAAAAGAATTACACGCAAGGTTGGCTTACATCAGTTATCTCATCAGCCATAGCGCTGCTATCCAGATAAGAGACAGAACCAGCGCTCCGGCCACACCTCCCAATATCATGTCACGCTTATAGGCATGCGTTTTGTTGATTGCTTCCAGCAGCTTATTGAAAAGCTCCACATGCTGTTCATCAACGCCGCTGATGAACCGGCAACATTTATAGACATCCGCACCCATCCTTTCAAGGTAGCGGTAAGTCTTGTTGCACTCTTGCTCTATAAACCGCAGGTCGATCTGTTCATTTACTGAATCAAAAAATAATTTATTGAACCATAGGCCACCGTCCTCAGAGTGTGAGATATATCCATGGTCGGCAAGATAATCAATTATGCCACGTTCAGTATGATTACGCGGCGGCTTTTGTTTCTGTTCCATACAACTTAAAAGAATTAGACTTGGAACGGTGGGCGGACTTGAACCGCCGACCTCTCTTGCGAGTGCTCTGCCTCTGAGCTACACCGTTCGCGGGAAATCACTAACTTTGTATTTGCAACACCAAAAATTAGTGATAACAAGATGAGCCAATTTGAATCATTTGAAACAGTCGGCGGCACTGTTGTTGTAGTCAACAAAGCCACCATCACCTACATCAAGGAACTTCCAGATGGAAACTCAAAGATCTTTTTCAATGCAACGAGCCAAGACGATAAAGCGCAAGCCGTAAGGGTTAATTGCTGCATTGAAGAGGTTGAGCGAATCCTTAATGGCGAATAAGCCACTGATATAACTTTTCATCAGTGCAGCAAAAGTCGGTTCCGTCACCTACATTTTCAACCAGCCAAAGCCGACTTCGCCATTCCTTAATAGGTGCATTGATGATGAAAGAGGTTGCGTTTTCGTAATCTCCGAATTGCTGTGTGCGCTTTAGCACTCGCTTTTTTATGGCTTTTATTATCGCCGCTTTAATAAATTTAGGTATCATATAATTGCATTTGACTTGGAACGGTGGGCGGAATCGAACCGCCGACCTGCGGGTTATCGGACCTCGCTGCTCTACCGACTGAGCTATACCGTTCTGATATATTTGCCGGTCGTTTCGCGTAAAAATCATAGTTGCTTACTCCGACCGGGGATGATCGTTAACACTCGGTCCATTTTCCACGGGCGGACACCCTCAACCCGCTCCCGGTCATTTTCGGCATAAGCACCGGGAGATATTTCTTATCGCATACATGGCCTTCCATGCCGCTCATCACTGCATCGGCATCATCCGTCATGGCTGACCGCTATGCAGTGGAATATGTTAAACATGTCAAGAATCTATTACTGTAGGTTGCAGGAGTAAGAGGAATCGAACCTCTCCAAGCGGTCCAAAGAAGAGTCCCTGATAGACAATTTTTGTTGCGGCTTCCTTTATCGCAACTCTTTACTCCCTATTGCAACCCCTTTCGGGGCCGGGGCTCTCTTGCCCCTCGGCGCTGTCCTCTCTCGGACACCGTAAGCGGTTTGACTTGGGGGAGGGCTACTTTTCGTCAGGATAAATGGCAGACAACAATGCCGCAATGCCCTTTATCTGACTTATGACGCGCATGTTGGACTTGTAGGCGTCTTTCCATTTTTTCGCATAATGGTCTCGGTCAGCTTTCAGCGCGTCCTGCTGGTTTCGGTAGTATGCATCAATTTTTGTACGTCCCTCATACATATCTCTTATCTGATTGCGCAGCAGTTCGATTGCTTTACGAAGAGTGCCGGTGTCGGCAAATTTGTTCTTTACAATCTCGTCGGGATTATCGGCCTCAATCTCAATAGGGGATATGTGAAAGTCAAGCCCCTGCCCATCGATGTATTTGCCGATGGCATTTGCCGCCTCACCGTCAATTACAATGGTGAGGTCACGCGGATAGAGACTTACATTCACTGAAAGACCGAGTGCATAGGCCGCGAGTTCGTTGTACGAACCGGCATTGTTGGCCGAGTAGCGGTAAGGGGTGTTCTGATTCATCTTGGTGTGGTTTGATTGGTTTGACTTGGGGAGGTTATTCGGCTTCAAAGAATTTTTCTATATATCCATCGAGAAGTACAGCCACTGTGGCCTGTGCCGCGGATATTTCCTGCTTGTCAGTGAGTGCGCCTTTGGTGCGCTGCTGGTGGGCATGGAAGCGCATGCGGCTCTCGATTGCTTTAAGGGATTCGTTCAGGGCGGCCATCCCCATGAACCTGTCGAGGTACCGGACCACATAGGAGTTAAGGCAGAACTGCCAGTTTGCCTTTTTATACTCTTCCGGGGTAACGTTCATCTTTTCCATGGTTGCGAATGCTGCCTCAGCCTTGTGGGCATGTTCTTCGATGTCACGGCAGATTGATTCGAGGATGGCCTCTGTTTTGGTTTCTTTAGTTGCCATATTCTTGATTTTTAGGTTGGTTATAGGCTTTTAGGTCTCAAATAATTTTACTACATTTGTGTAGTTGAATTATGATGATGCAAATATAAGTAAAGATTACTGATAATTGCGTTATGCGCAACTTATATTTAACGCTATTTAACGTTAACTCACCTTATGTTACGCCTGGATCTAAAAAAAATAAGAAAAGATTTAGCTTTGACGCAGAAGAATTTCGCTGAAGTTTTTAATGTGCCACAAAGTTTTATTTCTCAAATAGAGAATGGCAAAGACCCAATGCCTGCACACTGGATTCCTGAGTTAACACGTATGTTAAATATTCCGGATCTTTCAATTTATACTCTGGCAACAAATGCGCAAGGAGAACGAGAGGTGCTCAATCGTCTTAAAAAGTTCTTTGAGTCTACAGGATTATCTCTATCCCGTTTTTCCCTGCAAGTAGGGTTAACCCAAAGGATGGTATCTAATGTTTTTAATGGTGATGGAAAATTAGACTTAACTGTGCTACTTTCCATATCAACCGGATTCCCAACATTCAATATGAATTGGTTAATGTCCGGAGAAGGGGAGATGCTAATATCACAAGGTGGAGATATTGACCGTCATTCAGAACGGACGCTCAAGTTGGTTGACACCATTACCACACTTCAAGACACCATAAATGCCAAATCGGAACAAATAGCACTCCTGTCCGAGCGCATAAAGCAACTGGAATCACAACTAATCTTAAAATAAAAATCAACATGAAAAAGGCAATTTTTTTATTAATCATGAGCTTATCTGTGTTCGTCTCTTTCGCTCAGGATAATCAACCGCAGCGCGTCTATTGTGAACTCCTCGGCAGTTCGGGTATGTTCAGTTCCAAATGCAAAGTCACAATAGACTTTGGGCAGAACACATCCTTCTGGAAAGGCACTAAAGACCAACAACTCGTTGATGAGCATGGCAAAGACATCAAATTTAATTCAATGGTAGATGCCATGAATTTCATGGGCAAACTTGGATGGAAATTCGTTCAAGCTTACGCGGTAACCATAGGCAATAATAATGTCTATCATTGGCTGCTTTATAAAGACATCAACAACGAAAATGAAATGTTTGAAGGATTCAAGACAAAGGAGCAGTTCAACAGCAACAACTCCAATTGACGCTTAAACAACTCCGATAATATAGCGATTCTCTCTGCTTATTAAAAAGTTCCATTAAATAATCGGAACGGAACTAACGCAATCTCAAGCCAACCAAACCATCTGCGCCTCATGGAATCGAATGCAATAATAAACTGAAAAATTATATTGCAAATGATTATTCCAAAGGAAATCCCTGAGGTTTCAAAACAATTACAAATCAATAAGGATATGGATTTAAAAGAATTTATCAAAGAAACAATATCCCAAATATCAGAGGCCATAATTGACCTAAACCAACAAAAGGAAAGCATTCTGATAGTTAATCCGGCATCAACAAATGGACCGGATATGATTGATAAGGGTTACAATACCTATAAGCAAACGGCACTCCACTACAATATAGCCCTCACCATTTTAGATGAGGGTTCGGCTGGAAGCAAAATAGGGGTGTTGGGCGGTTGGTTTAGCGGCTCTGCCGAAGCAGGGTCTAAAAATCAGTCACAGGCTCTTACATCGTTGGACTTCCGTCTTGATGTACTATTCCCTCAAGGTTAGAATATACGTATTCATTGACTTTCCCGGTTTTAGGATTCCGGTCAAGATAAGTCCCCTTTACGATGAACCTATATATCGACGATGCCTCAAAGCGGTTGCCGTCTTTGGCGTACCTTATGCACCGCTCACGCAGTTCCTGTTCCCGACGGAGCTGTCGTGTTCTTCGCCATTGGAGTATGAAGTTGAATAGTTTCATTTGTAAATTTTTTAGTGAATAAGAGTGATTGTAAAGTGATAAGAATTAAAAATACAATTGCTCACATCACAAAGGTAATAATAATCACACATTGTACAACACTAACGCTTAGAATGCAATAATAAAAGAATGGTACCATACATTTTCACCCGTCATAATGGTATCATTTTTGTAAATTTGCATTCATCTAACCAATTTATTAATTGAACCACTGTACGTTAGACGGTGTTATTCCCTTAAAAACTACCGTTATGCCAAAATCAAAGTTCAATAGATATTCGCTCAAGCACAACCTGCTAAAAAAGGTATCGGTCAGTATTGATTTTGATGGCCTTACAAATGTTGATGAGTTTATAAACGCTCTCAAGCGCAACGAACTTGCCGACAAATTTGCGGCCTACCGCAAAGTGCTTCCACCTAATGCATCACGGATGGGGACTGAAAACCGGGCATATAATTATGACGGAGTATTCATAAACAACTCATATCAGGAAATAAAGCACCTGTTTTTCAACTACACTGGACAAGACACAAAAGATAATGTAGAATTAGTCCTCAACTCAAGTAATATATCAATTCTTATAGATTGTGTCGATTATAAGAACATAGATATATATCTTGACTTAATTCATAGTTTGATAAAACGACTACTTGATATTGATGCATTTGTAAAAATCAGGAATATCGGTATTCGAAAAATCGGTGCGTTTGAACATACAAAGGTAGCTGAAGTTTTCAAGGTGTTTTTGCCTGAAATGTTCACCATGTCAGAACACATACCTCTTAATATCACCGAGAAGGTAAAATGCCTCCGGACATCTTATGATGACACTCTTGTGTTTTTAGAACAGTATCCGGTATTAGTGAATCTCAAACGCTTGGTGCGACACCTTCAGGACCCGACAACAAAAGAACACAAACTTCAGGCAATATTGGATATAGATGGTCACATTGAAGAAAAGGCGCTCTCGCAAAATATGCCAAATACCTCTGCCGACGATGTTATGAACGCCCTCAAACTCACTAACGAGGTGCTGTTCGAGACCTTTAAAATGGCTGTCACACAACAATATTTAGAACAACATGGATGCATTTGA